CTGGAACTCTATGGAACAGAATAAAGAACTAGAACAGGCAATAGAAAACAAATTCTTAACTCCTTCTAGGTTTGCCCTAGAGATTGAGAAAATTGTTGCGGAAGAAAACATCAATTATATCGATGCCATCTGTCACTATTGCGAAATCAATAGTCTTGAGGTAGAATCAGTGGTGAAACTGATTTCTAAACCCCTGAAGGAACGACTAAAGTGGGATGCAACTCGTCTCAACTTTATGAAGCGTACTTCTAGGGCAAAACTACCACTATGATTTCCCGTGATGAATTAATGCACCATCGCCTACAAGCATGGTTGCGTGAGAATAAATGTGATGACTTGGAGTATCTTGGCGAATATGAAGATACTCTAGGAATTATGAAACATTGGTATCGCATTGCCGACCATGAAGTCACAGTTGATTGTATTGAAGATCTTGAGTTAGTCGATGCTGAAAGTGACCCCGTTTGAGACCTATCAACATTATTTGTCGTTAAAGAACCATTTTACAAACCCAAAATACGATTTCTTTAAGTATGGTGCGAAGACCCGTGCCAGTGTAACTTCTTTCAATAAGAGAAAGGATAAGTATTGGTTTGAAAAAACTTCGCGTAAATATAATGATAAGGAAGTCGTAGATTTTCTTGTATCTAATTTCACTGCCACCGACAACCCGCAAAACCTATGGATTGGGGAAATTATCAATTCTGGCGAAAGAAACTACGCCGAATGGACGAAACGACAACAGAGTTTGACCTACTTGTTCAAAGAACAAAGCAACGAATTGTTCTCGGAGAACAAATTAGACGATGTTTTCAACTGTTCGAAAGGTCATCCACCCGTTCTAAAAAAGTTCCTGAGCGGGACAATTTCACTTGAAACCCTAGTGATATACCATAAAATATTCCTGTTCGGGAATAAGTTTGATAAGCAGCTTGACGACCCTGTGTGGGAAACCGTAAGTTTGAAACTGAAAAAATATTCTCCATTCCTAAATATTGATGTATCTAACTTTAAAGATATTCTACGGTCAATTGTAAATGAGTAATTTTTTTAATTCTGATATTATCCAGGAAGAACTGAAAGAGATTAACAGACTGCAAGAATCAATCTACGGAAGTATTTTCACCTTTGGTGGAATGTCTAAAGAAGAGAAGTTAGATCACATTGACAAGATGACTGAGTTGCTAGAAAAGCAACGTGTGATGTATACTAGACTTTCTCTTTCAGATGACCCAGAAGCGGTTGAGATGAAAGAGAATCTACGCAAGTCAGTTCAGTTGATGGGATTTGCTCCCGAAACTGACATGACGGTATTATTCAATAGTATGAATCAAACGATCGAGGCATTGAAAACCTACATTGACGCCTGATCCAATCTTTGCTATACTATCCGAGTAATCCCCCGAATCCAATTAATCCGAGGTAATCCAAATGTCTTTCGCAGACCTTAAGAAGCAATCTAAGCTTGGTTCTCTGACCGCCAAACTGGTCAAAGAAGTTGAAAAAATGAATAATAATGGTTCATCCTCTGGCGATGAACGTGTGTGGAAACTGGAATGTGATAAGAGCGGCAACGGTTATGCAGTTATCCGTTTCCTGCCTGCTCCGAATGGTGAAGACCTGCCGTTCGTGAAACTCTACAGTCACGCATTCCAAGGTCCTGGTGGTTGGTATATTGAGAACTCCCTGACGACCCTGGGTCAGAAGGATCCTGTGTCCGAACTCAACACTACCCTGTGGAACAACGGCACTGATGCTGGTAAAGAACTGGCACGTAAGCAGAAGCGTAAACTGACCTACATTGCTAACATCTATGTGGTCAAGGATCCTGCTAATCCCTCCAACGAAGGTAAAGTCTTCCTGTACAAGTTCGGCAAGAAGATCTTTGACAAACTCACTGCTGCTATGCAACCTGAGTTTGAGGACGAGGAAGCAATCGATCCGTTTGACTTCTGGCAAGGTGCTAACTTCAAACTGAAGGCAAAGAACGTTGCTGGCTATCGTAACTACGACTCTTCTGAGTTTGCCCGTCCTGATGCTCTCCTGGACGATGATGATGCCATGGAGGGAATCTGGAAGAAGCAGTACTCCCTTGCTGAACTCGTTGCTGCTGATCAGTTCAAGTCCTATGATGATCTGAAGAAGCGTCTTGATTATGTGCTTGGTAACAAAGGCACTCCCCGTTATCAGGATCCCGATGATCTCGATGAGGACAACACCCGTGGTTCTCTTGAAGAAGAAGTTGCAACTCGTGAGGTTGTAACTGCTACTGCCTCTCGCTCCGCATCTGTCGATGAGGACGAGGATGATGCCCTGTCCTACTTTGCCCGTCTTGCTGACGAGTGAACTATAACCAAATCTGCCTCACACTTCTAGTTGTGGCAGCATATATTAACTTACTGTTCAAGTGAAATCTAACTACCACATCGATCGAGTAAGTAAATCCGAAGCCGCAGAGTTACTTCTGCGGTTTCATTATCTTAAGGACTTTTCGAAGTC